ACGCTGAATGGATTAAAGTCAATAATAAACTGCACCATGTCAATCAACGCATTACGCCACCATCCCATGTCGCCTAACCGCTCCTTGACTGCTTCCCAATTATCAACTAAATAAACAAAGGCCGCAGTAACTCCAGCAATCGCTACAACTACTAATCCAATAGGCCCAGTCAAGAATGCGAATGCTGATGCTAAACCTCCCAGCGCAATGCTCAACTGTCCTACCACAACAAGCATCGGACCAATGGCTGCCGCAATACCTGCTATGAGAATCAGCTTCTTCTGCGCTTCGGGTGTTAGTTGTTTGAATGATGCAGTAAGTCGCTGAACGTAAGCCGTTAAATCTCCAACTACTTGAGCAAAGTTTAAGTTCTCGGAAATACTATTACCGATCTCGGCCAATGCGATATTCATGTTATCTCTCAAAGTGCTGAATAACCCGAAGATGGTCTTGCTCTGCAACTCCATACCTCCTGCGAATTGTCCTCCCGCACTTGTAGCATCCTCGAAGGCCTTAATCAATACCGGGAAGGTAACTGCACCCTCTGATACCAATCCTTTCACCTCCGAAGTAGCAACGCCCATTGAGGAAGCTAACATATCAATAATCGGTACTCCGTTGTTGATCAACTGGAGTAGGTCCTGGCCCATTAACCGCCCTGAAGCAGCTACCTGACCAAACGCTACCGAAATACCTTGTAAATCCCCTCCTGATACCGCAGCGATATCTCCGATGTTCTTTAATGCCTTGTATGCGGAATCCGAACTCATCCCGAATCCGAGCAAGGTATTGTTGGCCTTTACCAACTCATCCAACTGGAATGGAGTACCTGCGCTGAATTTTACCAAACGCTCGAAGGCCTTTGAGCCTTCCTCTGCGCTTCCCGTTAATACGTTAAGTGATGTTCTAAGCTTCTCGAATTTACCTGCGCTCATTACCGCCGCAGTACCTAACCCTAATATCGGAGTGGTTAGTTTTAAGCTCATCTCGCGGCCTATCTTGTCCGCTCTCTTACCGAAGTCCTCTAATGATTTGGAAGCAGTTTTAATGGACTTACGGAAGCCCTCAATGTCTGCACTAATTATTGCTTGTATCGCGCCTACCTGCTCTGCCATTTTTCATCCAATTTTTACGAATTAACTCTTTTTCTTCTTCGGTAATTGTCCTTCTGTTGTCCTGGTCGATGCTTAACGGTATCAAGTCCTTTGGATTAACCTTCCGCTTACTGTTCGCGTTGATTAAGATCGCTCCAATGAACCGCGTCTGCTCCCACTCTTTATCCCTTGCTATGCGATATCCATCTAACTTCCATATCGCTTGCCTCATCGTCGCCCTCCAGAAACTTTCCTCCTCCAAGTGCAGATTCACGCACCACATTCTCCGCAGGTCTGCAAAGGTTATTTTCCTGCCTTCTGCGTCGCTTTTTTTTTGCCCTCATCCACTTCTGGCATATATTGAGCAATAACACCTGCAAAGGCCTCTATGAGCGTCGTAGCATCTTGTCCTAACATCGTGTTACGAACCCAGCGAAGATTCACCGATAATGGTTCTTCTTTGTGCTCGTGCCCGGTTTGAATAGCTACGTATATCATCTTGGCCATCGCGTCGATGCTGGATATCTTGATTGCACCATCTTCGCCTGGATTGAGTTCTGAAAGAACCTCCACCATTTTGGTCTGCACCTCGTTTACATCCTCGATGCCGAGTGCCGTAGCGAAGTCCAATGCACTTGCGTTATCCCAAAAAAGGTGAACAGTTGATCCATCCACCTTAATTGTATAAATCTTTGTGCGCATTAAACCTCCTGCCAACTGAAGCTACCCGTTGAGCGAAGTGTTACCGAGTAGGTAGTCATTTCGTTCTTAGGCGCGTCGATGCTTACCGACTCCACTAATGCCGAACCCGTGATGTAGCGATCTCCAGTCGTTGCGAATTGCCCCCACTTGTAAGTTACCTCTGTACCTGCAACAAGGTCGTCGAATGCTACCTCTCCTGATTGAGTGGTTTCGTCTACGTTGTGCAAACCTTCGATGCTGATAGTGAGTGAACGCTCTCCGCGAGTAAACTCTTTGTACGCGCTTGAATCTTTAGTAGTCTTGTCGATCATATCGGCTGCCACCTCTAAAGAAGTAGAAGTCGTTCCAACGTAGGTGTTGGAATCTGACTCAACAAGAATTACATCTCCATTAACTAATGCCATTGTCTGTTATTTTAATTTGTTGCTAATTTACTGTCTTGCCTTGTGGTCTTGTTCTAATTACTCGATAATGTCGGGATCGGGTTCTGGAAAGTATTCCGGGTGCAACTCCTTGCACTTCTCAACCCATTCTGCTATTGCGCTACTTGAGCCAAAAACGTGAACGCCCATCGGTGGGCACCAAACCAACTGATTATCCCAGCTTGCATCGGGTTCTCCATCCCATAATACGTCTATGTGATAAGTCGAAGTCATAACGGGTGGTGTTACCTCGTTTCCTTCCTCATCGTAAACTGCGGGTGTAACAACAAGGTTGCCTAAGTGTACGATTGCGTGAGAGTGATTAGGGTTGCCTTCCTCATCTACGCCTAATTGATTGATTTTTGTAGTTGCAGCACCCTTGCTGCCGAAAGAGTATTTTCTAAATGTTTTCATATTATAGGGTTGTTAAGGCGATACACTCGGCATCTGTTAATGCAGTTGGGAAATAAAGCAGTTGTTTTACTTCTCCTTCAAATAATGCCGCACCAACACCATTATCAAAACGCAATACATTTAATCCGCTTGGTGGCGTTACACTTGTATCACTTGCTATTTCAGTACCATTCAAATACATCTTTGCGTTGTTTGATGCGTAGCGTATCAAAACTTTATTATTGTCGGTTTGAGTTGCTGAAGTTGTAAAACCGCTAACTTGCGCAGAACCTCCAGATATTACATTCGTGGTGATGTTTGTACCCGATTGGTAAAAAATCTGCACTCGATTGCTGCTTGTACCATCACCAATAGTGATAACTTTTGTGGAAGCCGTATCACTTAAGCCCTCAATTTCTACATAGAATGTACCCTCGCTATCATTGAAAATACTTGAGCCACTTGAAATATTAGGCACATCAGCCGACCTCGTTACACTACTCCCATAGGTAGGTATGTAGGATGTTGGGTAAGAGCCTTCTTCGAGTTGTGCGCCGAAAATTAATAAATCTCTTGCCGTAGCACCGCCAAAAGTATTTAGAACAAATGTAGAATTTATTGATGTTGCATTTGTTTCTATTCTCTGCCAATCACCATTCAAGGTGTGCATAGTATCAACACCACCAGCCGCCAATCGTATTGTTTCTCCACTTGTTCCTTTTACATATATAGTTGCGCTACAAGAAACACCAGTAGATAGTGATGATGTTATTGTTAAAACTTGATTAGAACCAGTAAATAAACATCTTGAAGCATTTTGAGAACCATCTGGGGATATTGCATAATTTGATGTAATATAGGTACTCCCAGTCCAAGTGCCAAAATACTCACTATTCGTAATCAAATTAGTCCTCTGCGGCTCTAACAAGAGTGCTGGACAACTTGCCCCTCCGCTATAATCTATTCTCGGTAAGTCCTCTAAGATACCTGCTTGTGCAGTAGTCGCTCCCGTTTCTATGTAGTCGGTTGCTACCAAGCCTGCCTCTAATTGAGCGTCTTGGATGTAGATGTATCCATTGGAACTACTTGGTAAATTTTCGCTATCACTTGGTTTAATTTGGAAATAACTTTTTGCACCCGATTGAGTTACGGATAATCTATACCATCCATTGCCTACACTTTCAATACTTGCATCTATATTGCTACCTCCTTGCGTTCCTATTGTTCCGTTAGTCAAATCAAACCAAGCGGAAAAACCCGAACCCGACATATTTACGAATCCAATATGGTCTAATGTTCCCGCTTTTGCATAAATACTTTGAGTGCCAACATACGAACCGCTAATGACTTGATAAAGTCCAGAATAAAGTTGGGTATTAACAACATTTAATTTCCAAGCATTACTTGAACCATCGTATCCCTCCTGACCACTTGTAACACTTGAGCCTTGAAATTGTACCCAAGTAGTATCAAACTGATTTGATTGCAGCAATAGATTCTCTCTACCCTTCTCAATTAACCCGTTCTCATCTACCCTCGTAGCAGCTAAATTGCTGCCTCGTGTAAAGGTGAAATCCCCAGTTCCATCGGTAGGCTTAACTGAATACAAAGTGCCATCCTTAGCACCGTCTGGAATCAATACTAAACTCGCATCATCGAATAAACTCATAATCTTTGTAGTGCTTTAATTTTACCATGTGTGCAAGTGCGGCTGCTAAACATCGTACCGCCGTCGGTCAATACCCTTTCCCGATAATTTAAGTACTCGCGATACGTTTCGGAGTTCGCCGTAGTTCCAACCCTATTGCTGATGTCTATCCTCATACCGTGCCGAAGTTCTTGTGTTGGTAAAGGTATAAATCGCTTCCAATGCAAACCGCCTCGAAGATATCCGTACCGCTATTGGTTACGTTGGGTAAACTGCCACCCTCTAAGTACATAACCCCTCCCGTTACCACGATCGAGTTTACGTCGTGATTGCCTCCGTTGGTTACGATGAAAACATAACGCTCTCCGTCTGCCGGGTTGGTCAAGGTTACATCCACGTCTCCACTTAAGGTAAAAGTGAAATGATGGCCCGTGCTTAAATCAACGCTAACCGCTCCCGTAACGCTTCCCGCTGCAACGGTTGTATTACGCATAAAATTCGAGCGCGTTATCTTCTTCGTAGTAGTACCATTCCAGATTGCTAACTCGTGCGTTTCCGATACCGTAGTGATCGCGTCTAATTGTGTTATTGTCTTGTCTGCCATTTCTTATATCTTAATTCGTGATGAAGCTGCCCATAATAGATTGCTTCCAGCCTCCCACAACAAATAATCTCCGTTCTCCTGGTATATTACCCTCAAGCTGATTAATTGGCTGAAGATAACCCCATCGTTGCCGTATTCCTCTATCTCGCGTGTATCTTCGATGTAGGTGTGCAGGTTAAGCAACCCCTCGTTTAAGTCAAACGTGGTGCTCTTGCTATCCTTTACCAATTGTAATACCTGCTGGCTGATCGCATACATCGGCAACTTACTTACTCCGCCTTTCCTCTGCTTGGTTACTACCCGAATATCCAAACGCGCTGGACCTCCGAAGTAGTCCTTTGTCAAGTCCTCGATGAACCTGAACCCCTCCAGTACGATGTAATTGGAAGGTGCGTTCTTAGGTACTCCGGTGTAAACTGGTACATCGCTCCCGTCGTAAGATAGATTCCCATCCAACAACTGAATCAATGCAGATAATATGCCGAGTGCTGGCTCTCTCATTAATAGATAGCTAATAGGTCGCCTGAATACGTCGTGCCTGAAGTCAAAACTTTCTTCACTGCAACGGGAATGTACTCGGGATCTCCAACGCCTTTGAAAGTAGCCGTAGTGTCGTCTGCCGTTACTACTGCAACGTCGCCCGTACCTCCTGATGCGCGAACGTAAAAGATACCTACTGGATCGGTTTGGAAGTCCGCTGCCGATACGTCGATTTCTTCTGCCGTTTGTCCTTGATAACGCTCAAAACCTCTTTGTCTTGCCATGATGTTTATTTTAGTGCTTGTTTTACTCTTTTTATGAACTCTTTGTAATTTTTCTCTAATGCTGGCCTCATAAATGGCCGTTGCTCCATGTTAACCGTTCCGAACTCCAAGTAAGTGGAATAATCCGCTCCGCTTATCACCTTGCCCGTGAACTGTCCTGCTACCGTTTCCCACCTTAGATTCCGCTTCAAGTTACCCGTATCCGTTGCTGGTGGATTATTGGGTGCGCTTGCCGTGTGCGTACGCTTCGGTAAATATAACTCCCGAGTCTTACCACTTCCCTTCTTGCTGATGCTCTCTACGGCCGT